TCGCTCGTTATTGAGCGGTGTGGGCATTGCGGGACGCGGCTCCACGTCTCAGGCGTCATCCCGGAGCCCGTCCAGTATTGGGCCGATGATGCGTGGGATGACGATGAGGCCGACGATGACGATCCCACGCCGTGGCGCGCATGAAGCGTCGCTGGGTGTCGTGGTCGATGGGCCGCAAGTGGGCGATGTGGCACCTCCCCTACTTCGCGAGCGAAACGCGCCCGCTGCGCTCGAAGTGCTGGCGGATGGTCTCGCCCAATGCGCGGGTCTGCTTCAGTCTGAATCCGCCCCGTGAGCAATGCTGCTTGAAGTGCTTGGAAATCCAAGGGAGTCACGTCAACCTGAAGGTGAGCCGATGAAAGAACTGGCCTTCTTGGTGCCCGAAGTCCCCGAAAAGGAACAAGCAGTCTCGTGGGGATTTTTGCGCCGCGTGATCGTGCATCTCGCCTACATCGCGCAAGATGCGCCGGGCGATCATCTGGAAACCCACGGGGAGTGTCCCTGGTGCACGTACGCGCTGGCAGTGGTGCGGGAAGCGGAACAGGCCGAACGAAAGGGACCGGCATGACGATTACGAGCCCACAGGTTGACCTGATCGCCAAGGCGCTTATTGAGTGCCAACACGAACTCAAGGTTGCGGTGAAAGACTCCACGAACCCCTTTTTCAAGTCCAAGTACGCGGACCTGGGGTCGGTCTGGGAGGCGTGTCGTGACGCGCTCCACCATAACCGTCTCGCCGTGGTGCAGCTCCCTGGGTTCGAGAACGGGGTGGCGCAGCTCACGACCATCCTGCTGCACGAGTCGGGACAATTCATCGAGGCCACTGCTGGGGCGCCGCTTAAGACGGCGGACGCGCAAGGTGTAGGCTCGGCGCTGACCTACCTGCGGCGCTATGCGCTCGCCGCAGCGGTCGGCGTGGTCACGGAAGATGATGACGGCCAAGCGGCGAGTCCGAAGGACAAGGCGCGCCCGGTGCATAAGACGGTTGCTGAGGGCAAGGCGGGAGCATCCCACGCGAGTGTGGGGGCCAAGGACCCGGCTCCCGCCCCTCAGCCACTGTCGGAGAAGCCGAAGGCGCTGACCGAGAAAGAACCGATGCCGTGGGATGGCCCGAAGCCGCCAGCGTTGTGGCCCGCGCCCGGCCCGAAGAAAGGCAAGCCCTTGGTGGAATTGACGAGTGCCGAACTGGTCACGGGACTGGCGTGGATTCGGCGCACGGGGCGGTATCAGGAATTGGTTGAGCCCATGGAAACGCTCTTAGCGAGCCGCGAAGGTGAGTAGTCGGCACCAGCATTACGAGCCGCCCCGTGCCCTCAGCGACCCGTCCCTGTTTGAGCAAGAACCGCCGAGCGCGGCGGTGGACACAAGCGAGACCGCAGCGCAGAAGGTCCACCCTCGCACAGCCTACTGGCGGGCGCGGATCGTGGATTACATCAAAAGTTGCGGGATGCGGGGCGCGACCGAACGTGAGGTGGAGCAGCACTTCGGCTTCTCGGGGAACTATGTCCGTCCTCGTTTATGGGAAGCCGAAGGGAACGCCCCAGCCGGCAGACCGTTACGAGCGCCGCTGATTCGCAAAGGCGCCGCCAAGCGTGACGGGGCGCGCATTTACGTGGCTATCTAATGGGGGCCGTCCGTCTGTGGCGATCTCAGGGCCTGCCGGTACGAGCGGCAGGGGGCTCCGTGGGGTCGTCTGGGCGGTCCCCCAAACATAGGCGGGAAATGTGACGCGACTTGATAGCATCAAAGAGCGGTTCGCGATGGCCGATGCGTTGCGCGACAAGTTCTTGGGGCCGGTGCCAGACGATGATATGTCGTGGCTCCTGAAGCGCGCCGAGGAATTGGCGCTGGCGCTTGAGCCGTGGGCGCATTGGGACGTTCAGGAGTTCGGGAAGCAATGCATGGACGAGTGCGAGGCGGCGCGGCAGGCATTGCTGAACTATCGGGAACGGAATACGCGGTAGTTCATGGGGCGGTCCCCCCAAGAGACTTGACCCGCGTGACAATCGTTTGCGTCACGCTTTGTCACATCATATATTAGGCCACCTCTTGCGCTAGGGTCGCCCCGTGTATGTGAAACTCTTTGGCACCATCCTCGACTCCTCGATCTGGGCGACCGACCTCCCGACGCGCGTCGTCTGGATCACCATGCTGGCGATGGCAGACGAGTACGGCATCGTCTCGGCGTCAGTGGGGGGGCTCGCCCGACGTGCCTGCGTCTCCGAGAAAGAGTGCAGCAAGGCCCTCAAGAATCTCCTCGCCCCTGACCCTGACAGCCGTACCAAAGAGCACGACGGACGCCGGATAGAGCCCCTCGAAGGCGGCTGGCGCTTGCTCAACTACGCGAAATATCGCGAGTTACGCACCAAGAAACAGATGGCCGATGCGATGCGCCAAACCCGCCACCGTCACAATAAGCGTGACGTGTCACAGCAACCCGTGACGAGTCACGATGTCACGACAGAAGCAGAGGCAGAGGCAGAAGCAGCACCAGAAGCAGAAGCAAATGCAAAGACAGAATCAAAGGCTCTTGTCGCGCTGACGCGCGACGGCATTGTCGCGGAACTCTCCACATTGTTCGATCACCAACACGTCAACGGCGGTCTCCGAGAAGCCAAGGCGAAGCTCATCTTCGCCTATTGGGCGGCGAAGTGGGATCACGGGAACGCGGTGTACGATGCGAGGCGCCAGGCGCGGCTCCACGCCCGCCTCCGCGAGAACTCGGACGATGTGAGCGAACTGCTCTGGGTCGTGGATGGGGCGAAGCGGGACGATTGGGTCGAGCGGAGCCGGTACGCGGGCATCGAACAACTGTTCCGGGATCGCGGCGCCGTTGAGAAGTTTGCGAGTCTGGCCCCCGGCTACCAGCGGCGGGAGTATCACCCGATGGCGGCGAAGTTTTGCCCGCAGGAGAAGAACGATGCGGTGGGTTGATCGCGTCAACGGCAACGGCAAACCGTTTCGCCAGTGGCAGGATACGGCGAAGGGTGAGAAGTTTCCCGAATGGCCGAGCGATGTCTGTCCGGGTTGTCCGGTGTGCGGCGAGGAATACGAGCCCCGCGAAATCCTCATCAATGGTGAGACGCGGGCGTCGCAGCGGCTCTATCTGTACCATGATCCGCAGCGCCATGCGGATTATCCGGTGAGCCAAGATCGTCTCGTTGAGGCGAGCGAGCTGCGCGCGCCGCGTGAACCTGGCGAGTAACTTTGGGGGCGAGGGGGTTAGTCAAATGAACGAGCCCGACAATCGGCGCATTGATGCGGCGCGGGCATCGCTGCGCGTCCTCGATCAAAAACTCATCGCGCAAATGGAAGCCCCGTGGGGTCGCATGACGCACGCTCAATTCGACGCGTGGGCCACCGATATTCGCGCGTGGATCGCGAATACCCAAACAGCATTAGAGCCCGAACGTATCGCGCGCGTGGGGTCGGTATGAGCGTCCAAGAAGCGCGGGAGCGGCTCGAAGGGTATATCGCGGAGTGTTTCTTGAAGCATGAAATGCCCGACCCCATCGTGATCCGGCGTCGCGAAAATGACCTCATCAGCGCTGCTCGGAGGGAAGTATTACCGTTCTGACGCCAGAGCTTGCGAGCGCTATGCTGGGGGTGTGGCAGCGCCGCCGCCGTGACCCCAGAGGGACGATCTACGATTCCAGCCTCTTGGAATGTGCGCTCTACGGGCTGCCCGACTTCGCCCCGTCCCACCGTGGCTTGGCACAGTACCAGCATCTCCCGCGCTGGCGCTTTGAGGCCCCGAGAATCAAGCGGCGCCCATGACTGCAAGAACTTGCACCAATCTTGGTACACAAGTTTCGGGTGTTTTCGGGTTGTGTGGGGGTGGTGAAGCCCTATCTTTAGGTCAAGCAGTTCACCCCAAGCCTTCTCAGGAGAGGCGAATATGACCCGAAACTTTCAGATTGGCCAGCGCGTAACGCTTCGCTCGGATCGTGCCGATGCCTACGGCATTCCACGCGAGGCGATTTTCACGGTCGCGCGTATGTATCCGCACAAGCACTACCAGCGCACATGGGTGGTCTTGGCCGAGCAGCCAATTGGCGATAACACGGTTGATTCACGCGAGTTGCGAGCGGCGCAGTGATCGTTCCCGATGATGCCGAATATGATGCGCGCCACGAATGGCCTAGCGATGACCGGTGCTACTGGTGTGCGGGTGAGGGCTGGGACGAATGTGACGATCCGATCCAATGCACAAAGGAACACGATCAGTTAGGCCAACATCGTTGTAGCTCGTGCGGCGGTTCGGGATTAGCTAAGGACATGACGATATGGTGAGACGAATGCCAATCTGCGGTCATCTCATTGCCGATCATTTGGCCTTCCTGAGCGCGCCGATGGCCGATGCATTTCGCATGGCTAAGGCCCCTGGACGTTCCCGATCGCATCGCGCACAGTGTCGTCGCGAGGCCAAACTCGTAAGCGATATCCTGCTGGCTGTGCGAGACATGAGCGGATACTGCTTTTGTGGTCGCGCCGCGCCATGCAAAATACATCCCCAATGACTACCGATTGCTGGTATGGGTGCCCCGGATTGTGCTGTGACAATTGCGCCATTGCTAAAATGTGCATTCATCCCAAATCACATAGTCTGCATGACAGAGAACAGCGTGAGCGGATCAAGCTTGGCGACTTCGCAGGATTTCGCGCTGCGCTCCTGGAAAGCATTCAATTGTATGCCGATACAGAAGCGGGGCGTAGCGGAATGGGCTCCCCCGTGATGGCGCAACTCGTCCTTAGTGGAATCGAGAGTCAGATAGACATGCTAATAATTTCCGGTCGGGCCCCAAAGCCCGCGCAAGTCGCCTCCTGAGGGCGAGCCGGATTCCCCATGATTCGCGCCTCAGTCTATCACGGCGAGCGCGCCATCCAAAAGCAGATCGTCGCCGCGCTCCGCAAGGCCGGGTGGCTGGTCTATATCCTCTCGCGGAGTCGTGGGGCGCGGTATCACAAAGGGCTCCCCGACTTGTTCATCCGGCATACCGCGAGGAAGCTGCACGGGTGGGTGGAAGTGAAGCGCCCTGGCGAGAAGCTGCGCCCCGAGCAGGAAGCGTTTCGGAGAGCTGCGCTTGATGCGGGGGAATCGCATTGGGTGGTGTGTGATCTCTGGAACCTGCCTGGTCTCATCGAAACCGCCCCGGCCTCATATGCTTATCACCGCGAGACGGGTAGTGGGTCAATTTGAAAGGAGCGACCGTTCCGATGGGCACGAAAGTTGAGCGACCGGTCATAGACATTAGCAATAACGAATGGCGGGGCCCGACCGACGCTGGGTTCTACATCAAACCGGACGCGGAAGAAACTAAGGCAACTTAGGGAAGTTGTTCTGCCTAATGCTCTCGAAGGTATTCTCAACGAGAGCCTTGCCGCCATCGCCCATGCCTCGATAGAACATGGCGAGCGCTTGCAGCGTTAGCATGGCTGGTCCCGCCAAGCTAAACTTGCAGTCATAGAAGTGGCTGGCCGTCAGCGTGAAAACGTCCATAGCCTTGTACACGAAGACGCACTCGCGGAACGTGCACCCGGTGAATGTATTGCCATCAAGATTCACAGTCTCGTTCTTGAACGTACGATCACGAAACTCCATCTCTGTCACTCCTGGGATTGCTAGAAGGCCGCACCATCCCCTATACTGTATCCATGCCTAAACGCTCAAGCAAGCCACCCCAGGACATGAATGAGGCCGCCGCGCAGGCGGTGGCTCGCCTGACGGGCACCGAGCCCCCCCCACGCGAGAAGAATCCCGCAGCGGTCGCGCTAGGCCGTCTGGGTGGCAAGAAGGGGGGCTTGGCCCGCGCCGCTAAGCTCAGCGCACAGCGGAAGCGGGAGATTGCCAAGAAGGCGGCCCAGGCCCGATGGAAAGGTAAGGGCTAGTGTGATACAGCACACCAGCTTACCTATGGACCCCCCTTGCGGTTTGGGGGGACTACCGATAGGTTGATCGTACTTCGTGGGGCTGAATGCACAATAGGGGACGAAGAACGGACAGGATGGGATTCGAACCCACGAGGGGCCTAGCGTTCACTAGGTGATCCCTACCGGATTGACAGTCCGGCGCGTTCAGCCACTCTGCCACCTGTCCTGCTTCATGCCGGCCCGGGTTAGCTGTCCCGGGCCGGTTCGCATTTCGGAGCCTAATCGTAATGGGGGAGGCACATGGCCATGACCTAAAATGAGGGAGGCCAGCCGGTTGCACCCGACTGGCCCTCCCCAGGCCCGACCGCCCACGAAGGGCGTCCATCACTCGCACAGGGAATGTATCGGGGACTCACCATCCCCGCAAGCCCATTGCGCCGATGTGGTAGCCTCGGGGCGGCTTGCGAACGCGAACGGATTACACTAACGTAGGACGTGCCTGAGCCCATCAGCCTCGATGAGCGCCGTCGCCGTGCGGAGCAATCCGCTCTCGCCAAACTGTCCCGCGAAGATCGCACCCGTTACGAAACGCTCCACGTCGCTGCGACCTTAGCTCGTCAGGAAGCCCACCGGCAACTCGACCAACAGCTCGACCTCATCATGCCGGAACTCCTCGCCGCGATTGACGCGGGACGGACGTTCACCGTCTTAGTGATTGACCCAGAAGCCCTGCCGGTGATTCCCGACCCTGCTCCGAAAATCGTGGTCGTCGATGGCTAAAGCCGCCGCTGCGGAAGTGCGCGAAGTTTCGGCGGTTGAAGCACATATCGGCACACCAGGACGCCGGACCTCGGCCTACCGTGCGTGGCTCTCGCGCCTGTTGTCGGAGAAGAATCACCAATCGGCCTTCAAGCGGGCGATCACGAAAGATACGCATCCGCACTTCATCAATGCCACGAAGCACGCCGCGGCGTACGCGGAAGGACTTCCCACCCAGCCGATACAGGATGTGACACCCCAAGCCCCCGCGCATATCGCCGCGACGGCCCTCCTCGAAGCGATCCCCCGCCTGCTCGGCATTCTCCCCCGCAGCGTGGAGGCTAAGGCGCGGCTGTTGGCGGTGCTCTCCACGGATGGGGAGGAAGTCGAGTGACCGCCATCGAGACGGTCGAACAATTTGAAGCGGGCCTCCAGCGCCTCTGGTATCCCCTGTTTGGCTGGTCCCCCCCGCAGCTCACCGCGCTGAAAGCCCATACCGACATCATCATGATTTTGGGCGGCTCACAGTCCGGCAAGAGCACGACCGGCGCGGGGATCGTAGGTCGGTTGATTCGGCGTGAAGGCCCCGTGTATCGTCGTCTCCGCAATCCCGAACGCCCGCTCAAGGTCTGGGTGGCGCCCTTGACGTTGGAGAAATGGCGCTCGAACTGGGAATCGCGTTTGCTCACCGACGTGTTCTCGGGGCTTGGGGCGACCTATACCCAAAGCCCGCACCCCGTGATTACGTGGCGCGACGAGTACGGGGAGAATCAGCTCTGGGGGAAATCGCAGGATCAGGGCTTCATGGCGTTCGAGTCGGATACGGTGGACCTGATCGTCCTGGATGAGGAGCCGGAGGACGTGAGGCTCTACGGGGCCTGTATGCAGCGCTTCGCTACGACGAACGGCGTGCTCGTCCTCGCGTTCACGCCCCTCTTGGGTATGGACTGGACCTACGCGAAGCTGTACGAGCCCTACGCGAAGCCCGAGTTTCAACGCGCCCCGCGCGTGTGGAAGTCCACCCCGAAAGGCGTCACCTCTGGGGTGACAATCGTGCAGATGGGCATGGCGGATAACCCGGCTGCCCTCGGAGCTGCGGAGAAGCTGGCGAACGATCCGGTCATCTCGGAGCAGGAAAAGCGCACCCGGCTCTACGGGGAGTACGGCTTCGTCGAAGGTCTGGTGTTCCCCGAGTTCCAGGATTGGAAGCGATACTTCCTCCCGAGTCTCCCCGTCGGGAAGCCCTACTCGTTTGTGCTGACGGCGGACCCGAACAAGCGCCACGCGGGGCTCTTGACGGCCTTGGACCATGAAGGCAACTGGTACTGCGTGGCCGAGCATTTCGAACTGGACAAGCCGGACTCGCATCATGCGATGCAGTATGCCACAATCCTCGCGCGGTTTCACTGTCCGAACGCCCAGTGCTTCGCCGATCCCGGTGGGGCGGGGGCGCAGTCGATCATCAACATGGCCGAAACTGGCGTCTTTTTCGCCCCCGTGCCGAAAGACGCCGGGAGCGTGAAAGCCTCGATTGATGTCGTCAAGCGCATGGCGTGGGTCGATCCGGGCCACTGGCATCCGACCGACATGGACGAGCGAGGACGCCGGAAGCTCGGGGCGCCACGGATGTACTTCGTCGGGAGTTTGTGGACTTCGCATTGGGACGGGCACCAGAACGACTCAAGGCTCGTGTGGGAACTCCAGCGGTATCGCTGGCAGCAAAATCAGCCCTTCAAGCCGGTGAAAGCCGACGACGACGCGACGGACTGCTTGCGCTACCTCGCCCTCGTCCGGCCATTCCAAGCGGAGGAACCCGACAACCGCAAAGCCCGACTCAGGGAAACGCTCGATGGCTTGAGCTACCGGGAGGCGAAGGACTCGGAGGGGGTGATGAGTAAAGCCGTGGTGGGGAAGTATCGGCGGGACCGCGTGGACCCGGACTTCGACTTCGCCGCACCAGAAGTGGACCTGACGTGAGCCTCTACGTCATGCGCCACGCGCCCACCAGTCTCAACAAGGAAACCGCAGGCCCCGAGAAGATACGCGGCTGGGGCAATGTGGGCCTCGAAGCCGAAGGCCGCGCCGTGGCGAAGGACGCCGCCCAGCCGTTGCGGGGGAAACTGTCTCACGCGGTGGTCATCACCAGTGACTTGCCCCGAGCGCAGCAAACCGCTGACGTGCTGGGGCAAGAACTCGGGGCGCACGTGGTCCCCGCTCCCGAATTGCGAACCTGGAACGTCGGGGATATCACCGGCCAGCCCGTCTCCAGCGCCAAGCCGCAACTCGACCAACTCCAGCATCAGACCCCGACCCAGACCGCGCCGAACGGGGAAAGCTACGCCGACTTCTACGGGCGCTGGTCCAAGGTCGTGGGGCAGCTGCAGCAGATCGCCAAGACGCACGACGTAATCGCGGTCGTGCATGGGCGGCAAGTCTATTCGCTCCCCAGTATCTTACGGGGGGATGGGCCACGGAACATTCCGACGCACGGAGCCCCGAACCCGGGGGACATCTTGAAAGTGAACGGGACACAAGCGGAGTATGTCCATCAATCCGGCGCCAAGCCGAAGGTGACTTCGTGAGCTACGCTCCCCCGAAACTCGCCGATCTAGGCAGGATACTCGCGCCTCTCCAGGTCAGACGGGACCTCACTACGGATAGCACGCTCCTGATAGGTAGCCGAGTGCGGGGGAAGTTGGATAATTGCCTCCTCACGACCGTTCCCCGCCCGATAGAGGCGGTTGATATCGTCTTGCAAGACATGGCGCGCACTGACCCGTTCGTGGCACGATATCGGCGCGACGAGGAAGTCGAAATCCACCCCGTGTTCGGCGGAGCCACCACGATGGAGTTACTAGCATGGCCGTGAAGTGGCCGTGGGTCTCTCGGGCGCTCTACGAGCAAGCCCTCGCGGTCTCGGCGCAGTTCCTCGCCGACAAGAAGATCGCTGAGGACCGGCTCTACGCCGCGTGGAAAGACGGCCACACCATTCCCCCACGGGAAGCCGTGACGCCGCGCGAACCCGTCGTCCTCCAGGCATTGCCCGAGAAGATCGCGGGTTACGTGAATAATTGGGAAAGCGCGGAGACGCGCGGCGAGTTGGACCGCGAAGCGCGGCGGTTGCTGTTTGATTTGCACTTCCCCGAGGAGCGGGTCTTGGAACTCTGGCAGCAACGCGCTGGCAATGGGACGGAGGCGGACGAGTAAATGGCAACGAGTGTCGCACCTGAATCTACCCAGAACGACCCCAACCAACCGGGGACGCTGGCCTATGCCCGGACGCCCGATTACCCGGACCTCAAAGCCGATCCACGGAAAAAAGCCGACTACGTCCAACGCCTTCTCAACGATGGCCAAGGGGACGCAGTCGGGCGTTACAAACTCGCTGTGCAGCATCTCCTGTTCATTGACGGACGCCAGCACATCGACTGGGCGTTGCGGGAAAAAGTCTGGATGGATGCGCCGAACATTGACCAGAAAGTGCGGGTCACCTACAACTACATTCGCCCGATTCTCCGGGCACGGTTGCAACGACTGATCCCCCCGTCGATGACGTGGCGGGCGATCCCCAAAACAAATGACTACGAAGAACACGACCGCGCCACGGTGGGCTCGAACTTTCTGACCGACCGCTGGAAAAAGACGCAGATGAGCCGGAAGATTCGCGCGGGTAAGTGGCTGGCGTTTGGCTGCGGCGCCTACTGGCTCAAGAGTTTCTGGAATCCCAAGATCGGCACGCTTCGGAATGCGACGGTGATGGCGCCGCATCCGGCCACGGGCGACCAGACCGAGTATCCCGTGGACGAGCAAGGCAACCTCTTGGCAGACGAGAACGGCAACCCGCAGACGGAAGGGGCCTTTCGCTACCGTCCGGGGGACGTGGATACGGCGGTGCGCTCGATCTTCAACATCCGCCTAAACCGGGATGCGATGGGGCTCGATGTCGCGGAAGGATTTCGTTGGCTGATTGATACCGAAGTCGTCCCTATTTCCGTCGTCAAGGAGAAATACGGTGCCGCCGCGAAAAACGTCTCAACGGTTGCAGGCATCACCACTATTCGCAATTACGAAAGCATCGTACGATCCATTACCGCCCCCTACGGGACTGTTACCGGCAACGACTTGCTCACCGGACGCGACGGTGGTCGTATTCCTGACCGGGAGCTTACGCTCCTCTCGGAATACTGGGAGGCGCCCAGTGAATCCCTTCCCAACGGACGACTCTTAGTTATCGCGGGCAACGAACTGCTCTATCCGCAAACGCCGGACGATGACGCGCAAGGACTCCCGCAAGGCGTCGTGCCCTACGTGGCGGTCTATGACGAGCGCCGACCCTACGACCCCTACGGGCGGGCGATGTGCCGGGACCTCATTTCGCCGCAGAAGGTCATCAACCAGCAATGGGGCCTCGCGCTCCAAGAGCAAGGACTCGCAGGCATCGGGCAATGGCTCGGCTTTGAAGTCCCCGGCTTGTTCGACAACATCACCAATGTGGCGGGGGGCCATATCAAGGTCCCGCTCCACTCGGCGGTGATGAACAAGAGCTTGAACGAGATCATCCAGAAAGTCGGTCCCGTGCAAGTCTCGCCGGATCGCTGGCGGATGATCGAGCAAGCCCTGAACGCCATGTTTGATATCGGGAGCTTCCACGAGATTCAGCGCGGGCAGGTGCCTCCGGGTGTGGATTCGGGGATCGCCGTCCAGCTCCTCCAAGAAGCGGAAGCGGGGCAGCTCGCCGATTCGGTGGAGGAGGACAAGAACTCCTACATCGAGTGGGGACGGCATCAGCTGAAGATCGCGAACTGGGGCTACGATACGGACGAGGAGCGCTGGCTCCCCGTGCATCGGCAGGATTTGGGGTTCATGATTAAGAGCATCACGGGGGATAACCTGCCGGACCCCGATGATATCGACATCGACCTGGAAGGCTTCAAGCCGCAAAGCCAAGCGGCGATGCGCGCGGATATCAAAGACTTCACCGAAAAAGGGTGGATGACCCCGCAGAAGGGGCTCCAGCTCATGGACCTGGGCCGTGGGATTGAGGGAGCCTTCGCGAGTCAGACGCGGCACTACGCCAAGGCGCGACAGGAGAACGAGGACTTCCAAGACGGCAACATCCAGATGCGTCCCGGCGCTCCGGCGACGGACCCGATGACAGGGCAACCGATCATCGACCCTGCAACCGGACAGCCGCAGCCGCAGATCACGTTTGTGAACGCGGATGGCTCGGACGTATTCTTACCGGATGATGACGATCATCATGCGCACATCGACGTACATCAGGAAGTCATCTTGGACCCGAAGCAGCCGTGGAAAGTCCGGCAGATGCTGATTGAGCACTGTCAGGATCACCGGCAAGCGCTGATTCCGCCCCCGGGGATTAATCCGCAAGCGGACCCCCAAGCGGCTGGTGCGCCGCCCCCGAAACCCTCCGGCCCACCCGGAGCGCCCCAGTGATCGCCTACCAGCAAACGGATAGTGCGGCGACCTACACCGGCGCTGGACTGACGGGTCAGCCCACCAACGCGGGCGGGACGGTGAACCGCTTGTGTGTCGGGACGCCGGGGAGCACGGTCAACACCGTCACCGTCGATGCGTTCGCGCGCGATCTCTACGCGGTGAGTTTCGATATCCCCGTCCCCAATTTCACGCTGTGGCTGGGTGGCGTCTGGACTGTCCGGCTCCGCATCTTCCTCGCCAATCCGTCCGTACTGTGGAACCGCACGTATCTCTACCGACTGAACAGTGCGGGGGCGAATCAAGGGTTGATGGGCAGCCTCTTACGGGTGCCGCAGCATCTCACGACGCCAGGCACGAAGCAAATGCTCGTCCCGTGTGAGGCGCAACCGCTCAGGAGTTACGGGGACCGCGTGCTCGTGGTGCTGACGTTCTGCAACGTGGGGACCTTGCCCCCGGTGAACTTGACGATCAACTCGAACGTGCCGCAAGCCTTTAGCTTCATTCCGTCGGAGCTGCTCGATGCCCCCTTCTCGAACGGAAACTGATGCCTAAGTACAGTTGGCCCCTACCGGGCGAAGGCGTCACCGCCGAAGAACTCCTCGTGGCGGAGATTCGCGCGGCGCTTGGCGGGGTCTCAGCCTACTCCACGCAGGCGCGACGGGATGCAATGCTGGCGGAGGTCGTCGCGGCACTCTACAACGGGCAATCGCTGGCGAGTGCGCTCGTCACGCTTTTGACGGTGACGGACTTCCGCCCGACGCGGACGGGCCTCGCCATCGTGGCCCTGACTTCAGCGGGTGGCGCGGCGGTGAATGTCGATGTCTCCACGGGGACCTACTTCCAGGTTACCGTGAACTCGACGGGTGGCTACACGATCAACAACCCGACCAATCTCTACAGCAGCCTCAGCCAGCCGGTGCTGATCGAAGTCCACAACAGCTCGGGGGGCGCGATTACGACGACCTTCGCGGGCAACTGGCATCTCGCGGGGGCGTGGACCGACCCCGCGAATGGCAAGTCACGGTTTGCGCGCTTCCAGCAGTCCGGGACGGTGTTCCAAGAGGTCTCGCGGAGTGTCGCCGATACCTAGCGGCAAGCCCGGAATGACGGGCGGCGGGGCTTGGCGGAAATTGGGGACGGGACGGCGGTAGATGATGTGCAACTCGGGGGCGGGGGTCGGGAGATTCACGAGGAGCGCCCAGAAGATGAAATCCATAGGGGGCAAGATATGCCGCTTGATGTGATTAACGTAGCCCATGTCGCCGATGGGAACGGGAAATGCTCACGCTGCGGCGCGGGGCTGGGGAGTTTCGTCACCTTCCATGACGACAACGCCACGTGGGAAGAACGCCCGTGGCGGGTTGGTGAACGCGTTTTGGAGTACGAGTGCCCCGACGGACGAAATCGCTTTGCCGATCAGGTGACGGGCTGGACCCAGGACTGCGTAGCCTAACTCTGACTGGAGACGATCATGCCTGACCCCAATCTTGCCACCCCGCCCGATACGTCCGCGTGGATTGCGGGAGGCTCTGCGACAGCGGTGGAAACGCCGTCTGCGGTCGAGACGCCGCCCGCGCCGCCAGCGGAACCCGTCGCCACGACCGAACCTGTCGCGCCAGCGGCTCCCGCCGAGCCGAGTCCCGCTGAGGAGATCGTCCAAGGACTCGCCAAGGCGGGGATGACGCCGGAACAAGCGCAAGCGCTCGTGACGAAAGCCACGACGCCGCAGCCCATCAAGGACGCCTTGGAAGCGTATCTCGATGGGAAGCCGTATCCCGTCCCGAAGTCGCTGACGTTCAAGCTCAAGAGCGGGACGACGGAACGGCAAGCCACCCTCGAACAACTCCAGCGCGAGGGGATGCTGGCGACCGACTACCAGCGCAAGACGCAGGAACTCGCCCAGCAGCGCCGGGACCATCAACGGCAGGTCGCCGAGTGGACCGCGCGGGATGCGGCCTTGAAGGAACGCGAGAAGTGGTTCGAGGAACAGCGCAACGAGATGCTGACGGCGCAGAAGGACCCGAAGAAGTGGGAGGAGTATCAGGAAGTCCTCCGGCTGCGGCAGTCGAACCCGGCCTTCGACAAACTCTATCAGGACGCCATGAAAGCGCGCGAAGATGGGGCCATGAAAGGCGTGTTCGATCAGGCCCTCCAAGAGCAGGCCGTCACCGCAGGAGCAGAGCAGATGGTCGAGTGGATTCAGTCGGTCTCCTCCGAGTATCCGATGGTGAACCCGGAGCGGGTGCGGATCATCCTCGCCTACGCCTTGCAGAACGGGCAACTCGAAAACACCGAAGCGGCGGTGCGGCAGGTGTACCGCGGGGAAGCGGAGTACCTGACTTCTGGTCCAGCGGCGCAGGAAGCCGCCGCGCTAAAGGAACGTCTCGCGGCGCTGGAAACCGCACAGGCCGCCGAAGCGCACAACGCCAAAACCGCCCGCGTGTTGGAGCGGTCGAAGGCGCCGAATGTATCACCCGTGGGAGGGACTCCCGCAGGTCCCGCACGGGTGGAACCGCCGAAGCCCATTCCGCCTGACCGTCATGCGATCGACAAAGCTATCAATGACTGGAGCAAGGTGCGCGATCAGTAGGGGACTTGCGAAGGGCAGGCAAATAGGCAATACTGAGGCGTCGGGCGTCAGCACCCTGTTGGGGACGGTTGGACACCACCCAGCAGACCTGCCACTACCCCGCTGCCCAAGCCGACCTCACGGCCACCGTTCTATCGAGCCGCTGAGAGGCAACCGTTCCGTTTGAACTGTTGACTCTTAGGCCCCCCAGCGGGGCGGAGGCTCTTTGTGGCCGCGACACCGAACACCCTGACGGACCTCAACAACCTCGCCAAAGATTACTGGACGAACATCTACGTCCAGGCGGCGAACCCCGAGGTCCCCCTCAAAGCCCAATTCGGACGCCTGGAAAACGCGCAGTTTACGGGGCGCGTGTGGATTTTCGGCGTCAAGACGATGATCGGCGGCGGCTCGGCCAACGCCGGGGCCAACGCCAACCTCCCCGCCGCAGCGGTGGGGCAGTATTCGCAAGGCCAGATCAACGTCGTGCGGACCTACACCCGCATGGCGCTCGATGGTCTCGCGATTGAAGTGACGAAGAAGCAGTCCGGGTCCTTCCGGCCCGCCCTCGCCGAAGTCATGTCCGACCGGCTCCAAGCCCACGACTTGGAAGTGAACCGCCAGATGTTCACCGGCTCGACCCTCGGGGTCTCGCAAGTCTCCGTGGGCGCGAACTCCACCACGCAGACACTCACGGGTGGCGACTACGGCTTCGGCAACGTCGGCGGCACTCCGGCGAACGGCGGGACGGGGACGCGGCATCTCTACATCAACGACGTGATCCAGTTCTACTCGGCGGTTTCCGGGGTGGCGAACACGATCCGCGCGGGTGGCCCGTTCACCATCACGGCGGTTTCACATTCCGCGCAGACCATCACCGTTTCGGGCGGCACGCCGAACACCACCACGGGCGATCTCGTGGTTCGGGCGACTTCCTCGACGGACAACACCGTGGCGGGGGAAGCGAACGGCCTCTCGGTCGGGACGCTCGACTCAGGGACGTTTGAGACGATCAACCCCTCGACGGTGGGGCAAGCGTGGAAAGGCGTCCGCCTGACGAACTCGGGCACCCTCCGGGACATTTCGGATTCGCTCGTCATGCAGACGATCGAGACGATCCGGGCCCGCGCCCGGATGACGCCAGACCTCCTCGTCTGCCGTCCGGGCATCGTGCTGAAATACTCGGAAATCTTCCTGCCGCTCCGCCGTCTCGATGGGCAGGATGTCCAGCTCAAGGGCGGCTACAAGCCGATGGCGGCGGTGATTCACGCCGGTGGGGCGATTCCGGTGATCGGGGACAACGACTGCCCGAACTCCCGGCTGTTCTTCATCAACACGTCGAGCCTGAAGCTGGCCGATGTGGTGGGGACGGACTGGGCCGACATGGATGGGGCCGTCTTTGACCGCGTGGTGGACAAGGACGCGATCGAAGGCTACCTGCGGAAATACTGGAATCTGGCGTGGATTCAACGGAACGCGAACGGGGTCATCGAGGACCTGAACGACGTGGGGAGTATCGATAAGGTAGCTTGATCCTTGTCCTGTAAGGGGTTACAGGCTACTTTATGCTGTAACTCTCTACAGGTGAGGATTAAGTGGCGGTACCAAAAGGTGCTCCGAGAAAAGGCGAAGAACGGTCACAAGAGGAGATCGAAGAAGAACTGCGGCTGTGGGAATTGCAGCGGAAGCGTAAGCGGAGAAGTTTGCCGTCGCTGCACCGAGAAGGAACGAACCCGTTTGTCGGTCGCACGCTAAGTGGGGAGTCGTGGTATCGCGCAAGCTGTGGTCACGTTGTTCGGAATCAGCGAACGAAGTTGTGCCGACGGTGCTGGTTTGTAGATCAGGACAAGAACGCAGCGCGGTCGGTGCTGGGCGGATACAAGTCGGTGCCCTATGCACGACGCTACGAGAATCGCAAGCCCGTGTTTGAGCATCGAGAGATTGCCGAGGCGACACTCGGTAGAAAACTCAAGGATGGCGAGATCGTGCACCACATCAACATGGACAAAACCGATAACCGACGGTGCAACTTGCTGATCTGCACGAAGAATTACCATCGCCTGCTGCACTACCGGATGCAACTCTACTGCGCTACGCGCATCCGCGCGCAGCAAGGAGTCTAAGACATGGCCCTCTCTGCCTTGCTGAAAACAGTGCCCGCCGTCCCGATGGAGGCCCCGCTCGATTCCGGGGTCACGGCAGCGGGGGTGGTCGCGAAGCCGTCCGATACCTACGGCGTCGCGGGACTCGTCGTCGATGGCGCGGGTCTGAATGGCCGTGCTACGGGCGGCGCGGCGGTCGCGCAGTCGCACAACGCCCTCCTGCAACAGGCGCTCAACATGGCGCTGACGGCGGCAGGGACGGCGACCGCGACCGTGACCTCGCAAGTCAAGACCGTCAACACGCTGACCTTCCTCATCAACGGGGCGTTCAAATCCAAAGCCGCGACGGACAACTTCTGGACCCTCACCGGCTCGGCGGTGACCGCTGGTGTGGGAGGCGCCACGATGCACTGGGCGCTCTGCATCAGCGCCGCTGGAGCTGCCTCCGTGGTGCAGGGACCGACCAATCAGGGTTCGACCACGGTCTGGACACCCGCACCGGCGAATCTGCAACCGGCGGACCTCTGCATCGTGGGCATCGTCAAGGTCTCGCTGACGGCGACGACGGTCTTTACCCCAGGCACCACGCTGCTGGGCGCGGCGGGGGTCACGACGACGTACGTCGATGGCTGTGACGGCACGCTGTGGGGGGCCTATCTCGTGACCACGCCGCTCATCTGATGGCGGGTCTCGGGGGGGTTCAGACTCGGCCTGAGTGGGGGAACGTGGGGGTCTCGCATCTCGCGGGCCCCCGGGCCTTGGGCTTTGCCAATATCGCCCTCTGGCTCGATGCGGACGCCATCGGGAACCGCTTCGGGGATGCGGCGTCTCCGGCAAGAGGCGGGAAGCTCGCGAGTTGGCCGGACCTCTCGACCAACAACACCCCGTTCATTCAGAACACCGGGGCGAATCAGCCGACCTATTCTGACCGGGGCGTGAACCAGCACGCGAAAGTGACGTTCGACGGGACGGCTTCGTTTATGACCGCGACCGTCGTGGCCGCCGCCCCGTGCAGCATCTATCTCGTGGCGAAACTGCCGGTGGCTCCGAGCGGACAGAGTACCCTGTTCAACTCGACCGGGGCCTCGATCATTCCGATTGGCTTCGTGGCGACGAACTCGAACGTTACGGTCGGGAATACGGCGAACCTCGTGGCAGGCGTGGTGACGACCCAGCTCGTACCGTTCGGGGAGTCGGGGGTCTCCGGGACACAATTCCCCAGCATCGTCGGTCTCGAAATCACCGGGGCCGGGAACTTGGGGAACGACTACTTCAACAACGTGACCTCGACGCATCCGGGCGGGGCCATCGGGGCGAATACTGGCTTCTCCGGGGTGATGACGATTGGGGCCCAGAACGCTGGGGGCTCGAACTTTGCCGCCATCGACCTGTATGAGGTCATTATCTTGACCATCGTGCCGACGGTGGCCCAGCGGACCACGCTGTTTACGTACTTCACGCAGAAGTACAACCTCGGGGCCGTCGGGATTGCGGGAGCGTTTTCGTGAGCCATCTCATTGCGGATCATGAGTGGGAGGAATACCAAGCCCTGAAGGCGGCGGCTCGGAAGGCTCCAGAGCCGGAGGCCCCGGCACCAGAACCCGAGGAGCCGCTGGAGCCGTTTGAGGAAGATGCGAAGCCCAAGCGGCGCCGGAAAGAGACCTGATGCCGACCGTCAAACCCGAATGGATTGCGGCGCTCAGGCAGATCGACGACAAGGCCGACCTGCGGTTCAACTACCACGTCAATCGGTGGGAGTTCATCCTGACCGGGGCCGACATGAAGCCGCAGAGTCAGTTCTGGTGCCGCTTCGACGCGACGCGCATGGAAACCATCACCGATCCCGTGACGGGCAAGACGTACACGCAGGAAGTGCCCGACCGCGACCCCGTGACGGGCATGATGCCCTACCGGGACCTGAACGATCGCGAGTTTGCGGTGGCCTTGGCGAACCTCCAGCGCACGTTCGTGGGGAACCCCTACGACGGGCAGGGCACGGTCCAGCGGGACGTGGGACGCCGGTACTTTCACAACAAGTATCTGCAAGAGAAGCGCTGGCAGCAGCGTGGCGAGGAGTTCGCGGACTTCGTGTGGGATCATCGCCGCCAGCTTCGGGATGCCGGAGCCGGTCCCCTCATCACCGTGACGGAGGCGCTCCGCTAATGGGCTGGCAAAAAGGCGCGCAGAGCCATCTCACCGCGAGTACCATCAAGCCGGGGCACACGCTGTTCGCGGTGTGGGACCCCGCTCTCGGGGATGATCTGGGCGCGACGTTCGACCGCGAGCCTCGGAAGAAAAAGGAAGCCCCGACCTCGACCTTGAAGAAAGGGGACACGGAACACGTGGTCGCTACATGAAAATCCCCGTCCATAACTGGGAAACCCAGCAGCTCGATTACGAGGAGTATCCCGACGCGCTCTTTGCGCCGTTTCTGGTCTGGCTGCTCACCACGTCCGCGTGGTATGACGATCCTCGGCGGGTGCGGGACAAGGTGCTGATTTTGCGGCGGCAGATGGCGGACCATCGGAATCCGGTGGACACGCATCACGAAGCGGACGCCCCGCCCGCGCCAGCAGAGGCGTTGGCCGAGAGGCGGCGCGCGAACCTGGCGAAGGCGCGGGCGATCCGCGCGGAGAAGAAACGCGCACGGGAGGCGGTCGCCGTATGAGCAAGAAGGAATGGCTCGGGAAAATCCCCGCCGTCGATAAGGGCCTCGGGAAGGCTGGGGCATTCCAGGCCGACGACCGCTATACTTCGACCGAAGCGGGGCGTCATGTGAACCCCGAACATGACGCGGCGATTGAGAAGGCCATGAAACCGCTGTACGGGGGCTTGGTCGGGTCCCGCTGCGATCCGGTGGAGGAATGGCCCGGCGACCACGACGAAGCCTACGGGATGCCGAAGTCCGTGAAGGAAGGTGTGGACCCGAGCCGGACCTACGGCGAAGCCGACCGGGACGACGCCCCGCCGATTATCACGGACAAGGGCGGGAAGCCGAACCGCCGGATTGGGGTCTCGGACTTGTCGGGGGCAGAGGATCGGATCGCTGGGGACGACGATTTCGCGGAACGCGACAAGCCCGTTGACGACGACGGGTTCATCACGCACCACTAACGGAGGACGGTATGCCAGGCATTGGCGGTGTCAAAGGGGGGTCCAACGGCGTCGGCCCGTTCCAGAATGATCATCACTACGCCGACATCAGCGAGCCGGGGCGTCATGTGCATGACGAGCACGACGCTGCGATTGCCAAGGTGCTGGGGCTGGAGCAGCGGAACGTCGCCCGCACGGACAAGGCGAGTTACGCGGACAAGCCCCCGGTGACGAGTCCGGGCAAGCTGACGACCGAGCGCCCGCAGCCGTCCAGTCAGGACCCGGCGGCGAAGATCAGCCGTCCGTGATCGTCTCGCAACCGCCGAAGGAGCCCTACCAGAGCGCGAAGCACAAACGCGAGCTGGCGAAGGCCGAGGCCACGCCGATCAAGGTCGGAGTGCCGGGGGCGGCGAGTCACGGGCGGGGGCTCCTCTCCCGAGGCCCGAAGGACCCAGCGGACCTGACCAACGCAGGGGTGAAGGCCAAGCAGTCCAAGGCCAGAGCCCCGAAGTTGCCGGACGGGACGGCGCCATAGATGCCGCCCGTCAGTCAGGCGCAACGCCGGTGGGCGTATGCTACTGCGGCTGGGAAAACCGACGCCCCCAAGGCCGTGGGGCGGGAGTTTCTCGGGCATGGCGTCACGGGATTGCCGGAACGCAAGTCCGTGGCGAAAGAGATCGGCAAGAGGCTGCTCCAACCGAAGGGGCGCTAGGTGTCGTCCCGCGCGGTGCTTCGCGCCACGCTCTTACAGTTTTTGAGCACCACGACCGACGACCCCCTGTTCACCCCAGCGGTGTTGAACGGGTTTCTGGAAGATGCCCACCACTCGCTCGTGGACGAGATGCACCGCGTCAATCGGTCCTATCTCGTCAAAGACGTACTCTTGATTCCCGACGCGACGACGACGCCCGTCTGGTCCAGTGCCCCGGTGCTGCAGTTCACCCTCGCCACCCAGAATCCGGCGATCACGGACTTCGCCTACTGGGTGGAGCTGCGGAAAACGAACGACGACGGGGATTTGCTGCGCGAGTGCCCCATCGAGTCTTTACGGGATGCGGGCAACGGCTATTTCGCCGTGCAAGGGCCTGATGACTTGGCGGTGATCCGACTCTCCAAGGACACGGAGCAAGGCATCAACGTGTACCTGAAGTACGGCTACTGGCCTCCCGATATGCAGCTCGACACCGATGCGCCGCAGGGGATACCCGCGCAGTATCACGACCTCTTGCCGTTGGAGGCGTTGTTCAGCTTTGCGCTGGGGGGTGAGTCGGAAGTCCCGAAGGAGTTGATGCAGCGGTGGATTGACCGCAAGAGTGCGTTGCTCGCCCATGTCTCGAAGCGCGGGACGCAAGTCGGGCAGACGAAGATCGACCCGTGGAGTGTGGAGCAGTACATCTAGCGAAGGAGCGGTATGGACGCCTTAACCAATGCGAAGTTTCTCCAAGCCTCCGGGGCGCGGTGGGGGGCCTCGCAGGGCTGGTACTACAAAGCCATCAACGCGACGCCCGGAACCGGCATCGTGTCTGCCACGACGGCGGCGTTCAGCGCGACGGCGGCCTTGGTCGAGTTTCAGAACACCGCCCCCGCCGCCTCCAACGTGTTTTCCTTCCCGGACTACGTGAAACTCATCGTCTCCGTGGCCGATGTGGAATCGGCGGCAGGATCGTTCAATCTCGTCACGGCCTTGGACAATAAGCTCCGCTACAGTTCAGGCGGCACGCAGGTGGTCTTGCCGGGGACGTATGCCAACAACTACGGTCCCGCCCAAGCGCAGCGCACGGGGGCGGCCAACATCGTGGCGAACGGTCCCCAGACGGCGGTGTTCGCTGGGGCGTTGGTGCTCAATGCGGAATCCGCCACCGTCGTCCGGACGGCGCGCAGCGTCGTGAAGGTGGGGGGCGCGACGAACTTCGGCGTCGTGGGGGACGAGTTCGTCTTTACCTTCGGTTCAGGGAGTGATGCCGGGGCTGGGGCGGCCAAGACCGGCACGACAGCGGCGATCTACCGCCAGAATCTCGGATTCCAGAGCATCGCGCCACAGTCCTCTCTAGCGATGCACTTCTGGTGCCCGAACATCACCACGGGCGTCACGGTGGAGTTGGATGTGGGCTGGTACGAGATGCCCGTCACCTAGATGCCGCGCCTCAAGGATGACGAGACCTTAGAGATTCCCGCCTGGATTGGCGGGCTGGAGAAGAACACCCCCCCGGCCTTGAACGAGCCGGGGACCTTGGCGGACGGCCAGAATCTCGTGCCCACGCAAGCGTCGCGGCTCACGTCGCGTGGAGGGTCGCGCATCGTCAACACCCTGAAGAACGATGCCGGGTCGCCGGTGGAAGTGACGGGCCTCTGCGGCATTTGGCCGTGGACTTCGATTGGGGGCCTCGTGGTGGGCTATGACACCGCGCAGCACAAGTCGTATGCGTGGTACATGACGCAGGACATGGCCTTCAAAGGCGCCACGGAAGCGCAAAGCCGCGTGGATCTCTCCGCTGCCCCGACGGGGGTCGTCATCTCCGCTGGGGAGTGGAAGGACACGGGTGGGGCCCCGATACCCCAAGCGACGGAGTTGTTCGAGGGCATCTATCTCTGTGACGCGCAACTCGGCATCGCCCAGCGCCGCTACTTCATTTCGCTGAATCAGACCGTCCCGGTGACGCAAGGCGCGAACGGGGCGGCGAACATGAAAGTCCCGCGCTTCGCCTTCGCGTCCTCGGGGGATAATGGGATTGCCACCGCTGGGACCGCGACGACCTTGACCGACTCGACGAAGGTCTGGAAGTCGAATCAGTTCGTCGGGTACTCGATCACCATCGTCGGGGGCACGGGGAAGGGCGAAGTCGCGCTCATCACGGCCAACAACACGACGGGGCAAGTGACGGTCGCGAGTTGGTCGATTGCCACGCCGGATACGACCTCGCTCTACGTCATCACGAATGGCGTGGCGCAGGAAATCCAGCCCTACTGCTTGGAGACCTACAACAACGTCCTGTTTATCGCGGGCTACGGCTCAGAGGCAGCGGGAGATGCAGACCGGCCTGAACTCGTGCGGCACAGTTTCCTCGGAGTGGCGCCGAGCAACAGCCTCGCCTTGGGGGACATCTCGGACGGGTTTGACAAGAACGCCTACAACATCTTGGGGGCGAAAGGCCAGCGCATCACCGCCATGAAGCAGGGGCGCGGGATTCTGCTCGTCGCGAAGGCCAACGAACTCTACCGCATCTCGGGAGCCGGGCGAGCGTATCCCGGCTGGCAGTACGCGACCGAAATGCTGATGAACACCTCCGGCTTTGGGGTGGCGAATCCCAACGCCTTGTGTTTCGCGGAAGGCTACTGGTACGGCATCGGGGCAGCGGGGATGTTCCGCACGGATGGGTTCTTGAAGGTGGAGCCGCTGACGGGTCCCCGGAAGCTCGACTTTTTGGGCCTCGACTTTCTAGCGAATACGTTCTGTTTCTACCACCCGGACCGAAGGGGCATTTTGTTTGCGGTGCATCCCCAAGGGACCACTCCGGCGCAGTACCCTTACGAATTGTGGTTCTGGGATGTGGAGCGGGAGCGGTGGCAGACGGATTGGATTCTCGCGACGCCCACGGCGTTCTTTCACGGGAGCAACATTCCGACGACCAGCGTCAGCGGGCCGACCGCGCCCCCGAATACGCCATCCACCACGAACGTGACAACGACGGGCTACACGGCGCATTGGGTGAATGGAGACGCCACGGCGCAGACGGAGTTCTGGCAACTCGACACGACGTTGACGTGGGTCTTGAACTCGACGCAAGCGGCGGGGATCAACTCGGTGGCCGTCGTAGGCAACCAGGACCACTCGCAGTACCAGTGGAAGGTCCGACACATCAAGAACGGCCTGTTCTCCGCCTACACCAGTCCGTTGACGGTGCTCGAACTGATGGCGCCGCCGTCCATCGTCATTCAGATCATTCAGCATACGACGCTCAAGGGCGTGTTCACGACCAACCAGACGCACAATGGGACGGTCACGCTGACGCTCCAGCAATCGCCTACGGGCGCGAATACGTGGACGACCGTGGCGACCTATACGAACGTCACGTTCGGGAATGGCGGCGTCTATGTGCCGTCGCCCCAAGGGACGCTCTTTGACTATCGGGCGAAGGCGAGCGATGCTGCTTGGACACCAACTGACTCCGCCTTCTCGGCCACGGTGAACGGGTGATCCCGAGCTACTGTGTGACCCAAGTGGGCGGCAAGATTATCTCAGTCGATGATCCGGCGACCGTCAACGATCTGGCGGCGGCGGACGGCACCGGGGGGACGTTGCCGGGCGTGTTTCTGCTCTCGACGATCTTTCCCTTGAAGCGGACACTCGGGTGGTATGACTTTCGGAAGTTCCGTCAGCGGGTGGATGCGCCGAGTGCGCTCACGATCACGATCACGCCGTGGCGGGATGGGAGTGATACGGGGCAGATGATTACGCGGATGTTTCCCGTGAGCGCGGTGGACGTGACGAGTACGCCGCTTTGGGTGCCAGGGAGCGCATTTCAGGTGAAGGTGAGTTTCTCCGCCTATACCCGAGCCTTTGAGGTGGGGAACGCGAGTGCGAGCTTTGTGCCGAGACGGCATAGCCGGGGCACGGGAGTTGGCGCGAACCCGTCATTGCCCCTGACTGGTGATCTCATCTACTCTGGGGTGGCGATCTACGACGGTCACAATAACTATGACGGAGTGCTAGTCGTTTAATGGCGAACACTGTCTTGCCGTGGACGCAATATACGGAAGCCGTCGTCGGACTCAATCATCCGACGCTGACAGATACGGACAATCGCGCCCTCCGGCAACTGTTATCCCGTTCGGGATTCGGGCCCGATGCGACCTTCGGGGGGTTGCCGCTTGGGTCAAGCGTCATCAATGCAGGATCGTCCGATTACACGGGAACAGCCCCCCAGCGCATCACGGCGGCGGTGGCGGATTGTGTCGCTCAAAACAAGCGCTATTGCTTCATCCCACGCTTTGCGTCGGACGGCCTTGCCTTACTGCCCTATGCGGCGTCGAGCGTCACGTTCAATTCGACAGTCTGGATGATCCGCGAAGGGGGCAATCCGCTCGTTTATGACGTGTGGGCCTATGGCGCGAACCATGATGGCAGTGGTGGGGTAGGGACGGATGATGCGGCGGCGATTAGCGCAGCCATTGCAGCGGCCAATGCCTCTGGCAATCACGCGACCGTGTTTTTCCCGCCAGGACAGTACGTCATCAAGACGACTATTACCCTGACGACCGTCGTCGATGTGGTGTTGAAGGGTTCAGGAAGAAATGAAACCCTCCTCACGATGGGGCAAGCAGGCGTCACCATCTTCCAGACTTCGGGAGTGTGCACGCGGCTTCAGATTCGCGATATGTGGATCGGGAGCTTCAGCGCCTTTGCCACGGGCGGCGGTCTCAACTCAGTCAATGCGGGGTTTCCCAATACCCCTACCTCGGAATTGATCGTCGAGCGGGTGTCGTTTCAGAATTTACCCAATCCGATCTACTTCGATAATGTGGCCCAATCGGGGCTCCGAGATGTCCGAATCGTCCAAACCATCGTGAGCGCGACGGTGGGCGTCGCGTTTTACATGATTCGGTCGGTGTCTATTGACTTAGACCAAATCCGTATCTTAGCGACCGTCGGGAACTTTCCGCTCCAAGCCGTCCAAATCGACTCGGATTGCGATACGGTGATTGCCCGCCATGTGGAGGCGGTGCTCTTGGGCAACAATGCGAACTGTATCGGGATTCACCTGACGGATAGCGTGGGCGGTCATCCCCCGCGCATCATTCGACTCACCGATTGTAGCGCCGAGAATGCCCAAACTGGCTTTCTCGTGGCAGCGGCGCGGGATGTCACCATTCATGGGTGGGAAGCAGCCAACAACAATGCCGAGGGACTTAAGGTCACAGGTGGCATTTCGGTCAAGGTTCTTCATGGGCAATCGTTTTTGAATCAAACGCACGGCATTTGGATTTCCGGGGGCTCAGGGGTGCTAGTCCACGGCAACACGTGCTCCAATAACAGCCAAGCTGCTAACAACGTTTCTGACGGCATTGTGATTGGTACGAGTGATGTGCGCGTAACCGACAACCGTTCGGGGGATATCTTCTTCACGCTCGCTAACAAGCAACGGTTCGGGTTGAATCTGCAATCAGGAACCGATCACCTGGTGGTGGGCGGCAACAAACTCCAAGGGAACTTGGGGTCAGGATTCGAAGCGCCCATGACGAACCAGTCCACAGGAGCAAGCAACACGTTTCTCGGCTCGACCTATGCGGCGATTAGTGAGGCAACGGTTGTGGCTGGCGTGGTACTTGAAGGTCGCGCGCAAACGACATGGGAAATCACTTTGACGGCGGCTCGTCTTGTCGGAGCTCCGTTCACCCCCACTCGTGGAGAACGCATTACCTACACGTTCATTCAGAGTGGCGCGGGAGCCTTCGCCGTGACGTGGAATGCGATCTTCAAAACGTCATGGGCGGATGCGGGCAATGCCACGCCCAAACGCAGCTCGATCAGTTACATCTATGATGGCACGAACTGGAACCAAGACGGCGCGCAGACGCCCTACGTATGAGCCGGAACCCCGTCGTGCAGTTCCCGACGATCCCCCCGGATCACCATACGGCTTTGCTTCAAGCCGCCATTGAACGGGTCATTGGCCGGGTTAGTTCCCATGCCACCATCCCGTTGCATCAAAACGTGGCTGGAACGACCGTAACCTTAGCGGGGGGAATTGCCTCATCTCCAGCGATGGGGGCCAGTGTCGATCTAGCGGACGGTGGCCTCAATGGGGCGAGACTCGCGGTCTATGGGACCCCGCCCGCAAACGACGTACAGGTCCAAGCCTTCAACGCTACGACAGGACAAGTGATTGCGACCGCCACGATGAAGGGTGGCGCACCCGCAGGCTGGTTCGTTGGCGCGGTCACTGGAGTAGTTCCTACTGGTGGGGATGAGGTTATCCAGACGCGCTTTGTGGGTACGGGTGCTCAACAACCAATCCTGAATACGATTCACCTTCAGGCTATGACACTCAATCTTCAGCCATGATCGTCCATCTTGGGATGACGCTCGCGCCACCGTTGGCGATAGATCGCAAGCCGCTCCTCGCGGTGTGCCCGCCACCATTTCCGCCATCTGGCGCGCTGCTTATCTCCGGTGTCCTTGTACTGCTTGCGGCGTGCCGCTCGGTGGCACGTGCGGCATCGACGGGTGCCACCCACCCACTTGATGTTATCTGGTGTGAAGGCGTGTCCACGCCGACAGTGAGTCGCAGCCGCCTTCAGGGATGCGGATTCTCGCTGATGCATAGCCAAGTGCCGAAGGCGTGGAATGGCTATCAGATGGTCCGCTCGCACACAACTGCGATTCTTGCAAAGATGGTGGACATGGTGATGATGTGGTATCGAGCCGTTCGCCAGCAGATACGAAAAACGGTGGGCGTTTATGATCTTGCCGTTCAGGTTGAATCGGCCATATCCGTTGTGTGTGGTAGCTTGCCAAAGCAAGCAATTGCCCACTTGTTGAACCTTCGTCCAGAAGCGATGACCTGGGGTGCGTCGCATGGAGTAGTAATATAATGCCCGGCGCATTCGGATACACCCGTCAGCCTGCTACCGTCGCGCCATCGGCGTCGGCCATTGGCCAAGCCTTACTGCAACGGAAGATGGCGAGCGACCCCGCGAACGCGCAGCTGGGGACCCCGCAGCTCGTCGGGAACACGGGACGCGGGATGCTGCCACAGATCGGGCGCAGACTCCTCGGGGCGAATCCGTCGCAGATGCAAGAGGGGCTGCCGACACCCGCAGGTCAACAGTTTGGGGGAGGTTTCTGATGCCTGGCGTCTTTGGCCCCGGCGGGAATGTTGAGCAAGCCCAGAAAGCCGCGCAGAAAGGCGTCGAAGGCTTCGGGCAAGCCGCGCAACCGTATCTCTCGCGCCAGATCGGGACCGCACTCGGCAATCTCAACTCAACCGGGGCGCTCCGTAGTGGCGCGGTGCCAGTGGCGCTCGGCGATATCGCCACGGATTACGGTCGTGAGGTCGGTGGATTTGCCAAGATGGCCGGGGGGGAAGCCTTGAACGCGGGACTCGGGGCCTCGGAGTTGGACTTGGAACGCCAGCGCATGGAGCAGCAGCGGAAGTCGAGTCTCCTCGGCGCCATCGGCGGCTTGCTCGGCACCGGCCTTGGGTTCGCGGGAGCTGGCGGTCTCTTGGGCAAGGGGATTCAGAAGTCCTTCGGAGGGGCTTCGTGACCGCTCCGTGGACCTCCAGTTACGTCCCGAACGAGGACCCCATCGCCGCCTTGATCGGCAAGGGGCTCGCCGCCTTTGGCGCGGTGAGAACAGCACGCCAACAGGAAGCGGATCGCCAGCAACGCCGGGCGGATGAGCAGCAGAAGGAATCCGACGCGGCAGACTGGCGGAAGTTCCAGATCACCCAAGCGGGCTACACGAACACGCCGCAGACCACGCCCGGCGCCCCGTTGCCGATGTCGGATTCGGCGAAGCAACTCGGACTCCGAGGCTTCACCGCGCCCGATACCCCAACAGCGCCCGCGTTTCACTTGGAAGGGGCGGACTGGTGGAAAGCGGGGCCCAGTGCCACCGAACAGCGACAGATCGACAAGGAAACCCACGACGACAGCGTAGCGCGGGCCGCTGGGCACGCCTACGCGAGAACCATCCTCAAGCAGGATGTCGATGACGACACGGCGCTCGGCATGGGACGCAATCTGACCCCGTGGACGAGTTTGCAGCGGACGACGGAACCCAACTACCTCCCCGTGAAAGGGCCGTCGGGTGATGTCCTCGCCTTCGATAGGCGCACAGGCCGGGCGACCGAATCCGGTGGTAATGTGGGTCAGTCGCAAGCCTTCGGGGGCATGGCGGGCGTCACGGGACGGGAAGCGGTCGCTGCCGCCAAGGCCGCGCAAGATGCGGCGCTCGAAATGGTGAATCTCTACAACGCGGACCACGAAGCCCCAGTCCGTGGGCTGGGGAGTGTGGTCGCCTCCGGTCTCGGGCACTTGGCTGGAAAGTTCGGTGGGCACGACGTAAACACCGCCATCAGTATGCAGGGACTCACGCCGCACCAGCAGCAGTTCCAGAAAGCTGCTGACCGAATGCTCCACAATATTTCTGCCCTGTTGCCGAAGGGCGGACGGTCCGTGGCGATTCTTGACAATCTCCGCCAGAGCTTCACCCTCTCGCCGGGACAGACGGACGCCGCGACGGTACAGCGAACGGTCGATGCGGCCCAACAGGTCGCGGAACTGTACGCCCGCGCGCTCCGGGGCGAGAAGATTGACCTCCAGTCGGAGTTGGAGCGGGTGGGAAGTGGCACGAGGCCCCCCCGTCCGGCTGGCGGAGCCCAAGGGGGCAACTGGCACGACTACCTGCATCCGAGGCAGCCCTAATGGGCTCCCCCGTACAGCCCGTCTTTGATCCGCAGGCCGCTTGGGAAGCCCTGGTCCGCAAGGGAGTCTCGCGGGAGGAGGCCGCCCAGCACGTCTTTCGTCAGGTACAGAACCAACCCCCAGACGTGCGGCAGCAGTATCTCAAAGACGTGGACCCCGGTACACTCGCGAGTTTCGGACTCGGGGCCGCAGATGCAATGAGTTTCGGGCTCGGGGACCAGGTGGCCAAGACGCCCTTTGCCGTGCCGACGCCGTGGGGGATGTTTACCAACTCCCCATTAGATGCGTCGGCGGCAAAGGATACCCAAACTGCGGCGATGCAAGAGCATCCCACCGCGCATACGCTCGGAGAGATCGCCGGGGTCATTGGTCCTGCCGGTGCGGAGTACGGGTTGGCGAAGGCGGGCGTCCTCGCGCCGACGGCGGTCGGGCGGGCACTCGGACGGATCAGCAACCGTCCCCTGCGCGCGGCAGCGAACACCGGCGTCAATGCCCTCATGGGAGCGGGATATGCGGGCGCCCAAGCCGCCGGGCACACGGAAGGTTCGCTGGGAGAACGCCTCCAGTCAGCAGAATTGCCAGCAGCCGTCGGCGCTGTCTTAGGGGCGGGGTTACCGATCGCCGTCGGGGCCGGGAAAGCCGGAGTCGGGGGGTTTGGGAATCGGTGGCTTGATAACGTGGCGGGCCCCGTGACCGCCCCAGCGAGCAAGGTCGATCTGGGCACGCTCAACAATTTCGACTTGACCACCGAAGGCGTGGGCACCCTGCGCCCCCAATATCCGGCGACCCGGACTCTAGAGGACCCGTTGGAGGTCCCGACCTACCTGCGACGGCGGACGCTGGAGCAGCAGGTCCAAGACCTCACGCCATCGGGGGCGGCTCCTACGGTCCCCACAGAACCGCCAGCGGTGGGAGGCCGTCCGGGGCATCCGCTCTGGTACGGGGAGAAGGCTCCCACTAGGTCCCCAGAAGTCCGGGGCGGCGCACCGCTTACCCCTTCCGCCGCCGGGGTGCCAGGGAGCGTCAGTGCCATGCCTCCGGCACCAGCCTCGATGGTGGCGGCGAGTCGGCCTTTGGCCGAAGCGTTGGGACAAGCGTCTCCCGAACCCTTCACGGGCGGCGGGTTCAAGGGCGTCACGCAGGCGATGCAAAGCCCGGCCTACCAGCAAGCGGGGATGCTCGCGAGTCGAGCGGTAGCCCAAGCGTATCCCCCGTTCAACACTCCGGGGATGACGGTGGCGGACGCCACGGCCATGCTCCAACGGATGATTCTGGAGCACGTCCAACGGGGCGGGGAGATTCCCGCGCTGACCTCGATTCCGAAGTTTCTGAGTCGCCTGCAACCGACGACCCCTTAGCCAGAGAGGTTCTATGGCTGACGAACACGCGCGATACGTGTGGTTTCCTCCCGCGACGGTGCAAGCGTTGAAAGCGCGGCTGAATGACGCGGACCCCGAATCCATTTTGGTGGTCCGGGGGCAGGGCGAGCACATGACGCTCGAAGTCGTCGGCCCCGAAGCGACGATTATCGACGAAGCAGGACTCGGCGTCTTGAACGAAGCCCACCCCTGCCCACCTTTTTGCCGCTAAGTCTTTGGGCTATAAGGACTTAAGCGACATGCTTCCAGGTACGGCGAGTGGTAATCCAGCGCACGTTGGAGGCGGCGATTCCGTACCGATCGGCGAGGGCTTGATATGTCCAGCCTTCCGTTCGCAGCCGCCGCAGTTCGCGTACTCGCTCCGGGGTCATCGTCGGTTTCCGGGGGCCGTTTTTGGTATGATGCCACACCAACCCCAGGGCCATTGCGTGATGCGCTTGCCGAACGAAGTCGGCCAACTCCAAGTTGTCGAGTCTGTTGTTGGCGGGATCGGCGTCCAAGTGATTGACCGTCAGGCCATCGGGAATGGGGCCGTGGAAGGCTTCCCAGATCGCCCGATGCAGGAACACGCGCTTAGGTTTATGGGTGCGCCAACAAGCTCCGAGTTGGATTTTGTAGTAGCCCTTCCGATACCAGAGGGGCGTCAGAATCAGCGGGTACGGCTCACGGCTGCGGAAGCCTCCCCGCTTGGGCTTTCGCATACTGCGCGCTCGGCCAAGGTTGCTGACTTCGTACCATTCCTCAAATCCGAGCACCGGTCGCCACGTTTCTTGCATGTCCCAAATATAGCACAACCTGAGGACAGTTGCCACCGGTGCCGCTAATCGCAGAGGTGGCGCATCAGATGGGTCTCCTGCCCGTCCTCTGGCTCGGCGTGCTCGCCTATCACGGGCAACGGCGTTCGGCCTTGTGGTGGGCGCTCGGCATTACCCTCAGCCTCTCGTGGGTGGCGGATACCGCCGCGCATTGGGTGGACCCGTGGCTCGTCAGTTCGCTCTATCCCATCGGGCAAACGTTGGTGATGGGCACCGTGCTGTTACCGACCGTGCTCCTCTGGCGCTTCGTGGGCGCCGTGGCGTTGACGACGGGGCTCGCGTTGGCGCTCGCCGGACTGCATCATCCTGAAGTCATCATCCATACGATCTGCTGGACGGGGATTCTGGTTCTCGTCTGGCCGTATCGGGAGATTCGGGGGCCGACCGTCTGGACCTTTGGGGTGGGCTGGCTCGCGTGGGTGCTGTTCGCCAGCCTGCCCACCTTCGCGACGTGGGGCGTCTATCAAGCGATTCGGGGCATGGGTCTCGGCGTCTTTTGTTGGGCCACCGCCCCGCACCGGGTCCGGGCCTAATGCCGGACAGCACGATCGTCGATCTCGTCAAACTCATCGGCGCTCCGGCGGTGATGTTCTTTGGCTTCGTCTGGATTTTTCGGAAGCTCCTGCTCCCGAAGCAGAACGGCCAAGCCCTCGCCGCGCAGACTTCGACGCTGAATGACTACACCGATGCCCAGACGCGAGAATTGAAACACCACTTGGATATGGCGATCACGCAACACTTCGACCAACTGCGTCGGGATTTGGAGACGAAGATTGAGACCAGCACCAAGAACAACCTCCAGGCATATTTCTTCCAGCGCTACGAGATGCAAATGCGGCAGAGGGACGACGCATGAATATCCTGATCGTGGATGACGAGCCCATTATCACGGTGCTCGCCCAGCGGATTTTGTCGAAGAAGGGCTGGCACATCTTGACGGCCAACTCGCTGGCGGAAGCGCGGGAGGTGACGGGGCCCTTGGATGTGATCGTTGCCGATGTCGGCTTACCGAATGGGGACGGGCGTCATCTCCGGGACCTCTATCCGGGCGTCCCGTTCATTGTGATCTCGGGGAATCCCCAGGAGAAACCCGATCTCTACAAGCCGTTCGACCCCGCGCAGCTCGTCGAGAAACTGGAATTGGTCATCAAGGAGAAGGTATGAGACGATTGCTGGCGGTCGGGCTTTGCCTCCTGGGTAACGCGGGCGTTTCGCCTAAACCGTCATCTTCGGCTGACGGCATGGTGGCGACCGCGCCGCCAGCACTCACCCCCGCCGCCGTGACGGACCTCCGGGTTTCCGCCGTCACGGATACCAGCGCCGTCCTGACGTGGACCGAAGTCCCCACAGGGGGAGGCGTGGCCCGCTACGCCCTGCGGTATGCGCCCATCGGCCCCTTGATCTGGGCGAACCAGACGGATGTCTTAACGGGAGGCTGCGGAGCGCCGGTCTATGGCTCCACGGCGGGCGGCGGGAAAACGCGCTCCTGCGTCCAAGGCGGCTTGGGCTCGAACCTCGCCTACCAATTTCAGATCGTCGCCTATACCGGGGTCCTGAACTCGACGGCGGTGTTTGGTCCGCTGTCGAATATCGCGCAAGCCACGACGGCGCAGCGGATCGGCCCGATGCTCGTCCTGCGGCCCCGGATGCTCCCCGATACGATTGAGATTGCGGAAGCCAGCGACCCCTACGATTTCGGGCCGCAGCACTATCCCATTCATGGGAAGTTCCTAACGGGGGATCGGGTCACGTCCTTCTACGACGCGACGGGCACCTTAGCCGCATGGGGATTTTTGCTCGTGGTCAAGCCCTGATGGATCGCTTCCTGACGTGGGTTGGGAACATCCCCACGACGCA